CACTCGTTGACTACCTCTAAAAACTGAATATTGTTTTTCTGCATATGGTTTACCACCAACACCCTTTCTAGGTTGTAAAGAATATGAATGTTGTCTAACTTCAATTGGATTTTGCATATCTTCACCTTTTAATAATTCTGGTAAAGGCGTCATAGACTTGATATAATGAATTTTATTTATTTCCAGTATTATCTTTTTCGATATCTGTTTCTGTGCCTTCAATAACTTCATCATCTTTCCTATTTAACATTTTTTGTAATTCGTTGGTAGAACCTACAAACAATGCCTTTTTAATATTTGTGTTAGCCTTATTAGGCACTTCTTTTAAATCTTTTAATTTCTTTTGTAGGTCTTGTAATTTATCTACCGTTTGTGCAACCTGACCAATCAGTTGACCTGCAACCTCATAGGCTCTAGGATGTTGTCCTTCTTTTGCAATATCTAATATACCCTCTATTGCTTCATTACCTTTGTCAATCAAATTATAATAATTATCTCTACTTGCGACATAATCATTATCTACATCCGATTTTGTTTCATCTATTTTTCTAGGAACAGGAGCTGGTTGTTCAAACTCCTTTAAAGAAAACTTTTCTTCTTTTTTTTCTATGCCTAAAATTTCGTTTACATTGTCTTCCAATTTACTCATATTACTATTTATAATCCTTTAAAATAACATCACATGATATTACATATCTATCTTTATCAAGATGACCGTATTCTGGTTTATGTTGCAATGTGCCATCAAAAATATACCATATCATTTTTTTTGGTTTTATTCTAATAAAAAAGTATTCATCTTCAAACTCTGTACCTAAATTTGTATCATTTAAATACAATATACAAGATTTAACTTTATAATTTTGTTGTGTTGATATTGGATTGTATGTAGGATTTGATGAATGATTATGCCATACACCTCCTGTATTTGGACCTTTATCTCTTTTATAAACCCATGAGTTTATATACATCACATTTTGATGACCGAAATAATCAAATAATTGTTTTTTTAACTTAAAAATATTCTCTTCATTTAAATCAAAAAGTTTTGTATCTGATTGATGTACGGGGTGTTCACAATTAGGATAATCTACACAGCACTTATTAGTTTCTAAATAATTTTTTGCTACTTCAATTAACTCATTATTATCTATGTTATTATTTTCTAATAGATAAATCATTTAAAAACTCACTATGATATAATGATTGTTTTTCATATCTTATCATCCTTTCTTTAGTTTCAAAAACTGTTGGATTTAATTCTTCATAACCACTTATATTAATTTTACTATTAAACAAATCTAATCCTTTACCTACAATTAAATGTGCATTTAAAGGAAAGTTACCAGTCACATACTGTTTTTCAAAATCAAAATACTTTACATCTAATTGTTTTAATTTTTCTAACAAAGATATAAAACCAGGTGGTGTAGGATGTTTTTCTTTAAAATCTGACCAGAAAGGACTATCTTTTCTTTTTGTTAAATAATGTAAATATAAAAAATACATCATCTCATCAGCGTTATTACCTACAGTTTTATTATAATTTTCTTTTGATAAACTGCTGTCATTCATTTCAGAAACATAATGTCTTAATAGTTCTAATTGTTTTACTGTTAAGAATAGTGATGTTGCTTCTAAAGGCTCTGTAAATCCTGCTGATAATCCTACAGATAAACAGTTATTAATCCATACATCTTCGTATCTACCAGCTGTAAAAGGTATTACTTTAGGCACTTTTAATTTTCTACCAAATAGTTGTTCAGCTTCTTCTAATGCCTGCTCCTCATTAATATAATCACTATCAAAAATATAACCAGCACCAAATCTATGTTGTAAAGGTATCTTCCACACCCAACCATATTTCATGGCAATTGCCTGTGTGTAAGGTATAATTTCCTCTTCTCTATCTAAAAAGAAAGGTATTGCTTTTTTAATAGGTAAGTATTTTTGATAATCAATCCACTTTGATTCAAAATGTTTACCTATTAATAATCTTGCAAATCCTGTACAATCAAAAACAAAATCTGTATCAAACTCTCTTTCATCTTGTAAAATTATTTTTGTTATATCACCATTAACCTGTTGTAAATCTTTATAATCACCATCTATTAATTTGATACCTCTCTTAACACCTATATTTTTTAAATACTCAGCTAATAAATGTGCGTCAAAATGTAATGCATATGACACTCTTTCTAAATCTACTTTGTTTTTATAAGAAATATATGGAGCGTATAAGTGTTCGTTAAAGTCTAAATTATTTTTTATTAAATGTTTTAAGTAATAATCTGAACAATCACTACCAAAAATATTATCAATATTATAGTCGCCTAATTGATTTAATTCAGAAAACCCATGAAAATATTTTTTATTATCACCATTCCAATTTTCAAAACTAATGCCTTGTTTAATAGTACCACCAGTTTTAGTTAACAAATCTAAAGGGTCAATGCCTAATTGTTTCAGAAATCCAGGAAGATGTGGTGTTGAGCCTTCACCAGCACCAAGAATTCCTATCTTCTTGCTTTCAATTAATGTAATTGAATTATTTGGGAATGTTCTTTGTGCAAATAAAGCTGTTAACCAACCAGCACTACCACCACCTAATATTATAATGTTTTTATCTTTCATAATTTGAATTTATAATTATTCTATTTTTATGACTTTCAGGAGAGCATCCTGTATGTATTCTTAGACCGTCAAATACAATCAATCTATTTGCTCTAGGTGATATTCTTTTATATATTGTAAGTTTATCTGGCATTTCTTTATCATAAAATTCATTATATAATATTGTATCGCCATCTGATTCGTTTACATAATAAATTGTAGTTATATGGTCTGTTGTAAAATCAACATGTTCATCATGTTTAAATTTACCATACATGGTCATATCTGCTCTTGACCTTAAAATTATATTAGATTTTACTTCTTGGCCAATTTTAATAAGTAAAGGTTCAATAAATCTAGCCTCCTCAGTATTCATCATTTTTTGTGAATGAGCAAATATGTGACCAAAACCAAACTCTCTTAGATTACTTTCTGATTCTTGATTAGTTTTGTACGATATCTTTTTTTGCAAGTACCAAGGAAAGTAACTGCCATCTAATAATTCTAATATTTTAGAATGATAATCTTTATTTACAAAATCGTCTATAATATAAAACATCACATTTACTCATCTGTATCGCTCACAGGATTATATCGTTTACTATCATCAAAGAAACTTATTGTTGTTGTAAATCCAAAGTCATCATCTCCGTCAGCAGTTGTTGGTTTTGGCACAACAATAATTCTTTCTTCTCTTTTTAAAGGTGCCTCTGTGTCTGTACCAAGGTCAGCTTGTACAGTTTTAATAACACCTTGATTGGTCATTGGACCATATAGATATGTTTTAGCAGTAAAACTTAATGTATAAATTACTGCTCTTCTTTGTGTAAATTCACCATTGTATGTGTCTTCATAGTTTACACTATTTAAAATAATAGGAATATCTCTTTTAATATTTAACTCAGGTACAACATTCATAGTAACAGTATATTCAGGTTGAAAGAAAGGTAATATTTGTTCTACTATTTGTAAACCATTTTCAGCAGTAGCAGTAAATGAATATAGACTAAAACTAATATTATATGGCACAGGCGCATAGTTATATTCCATTTTTTTACCATCTTCACCAGATTTTACTCTGATTGTTTTTTGCATTTTATTAATTTTTCTAGTAGCGTCATAAGTCAAACCAGTAATCTCAAAACCTAATCTAGGTAATGTAACTGCAACCTCTCTGTCTTGTTGTAAATTAGCTTGTTGTTCTAATCTAACTAAAAACTTTTCTTTTGGTGCATATGCTAAAGGCACTCTTATTCTTTTAGTGATTGCACCTGTGCTACTTGTATTTTGAATTATTACATTATTAAATATTTGACCAAATGCAATAGTTAACTTTCTTAATCCTTCGTTATAAAAATGAGTTCCAAACATTATTCGTCAACCTCTCCAAATGGATTTCTTTCTGTAAAGTCTAATATATCATCTGATAAATCACCAACTGTATCATAACCTGCTTCAGTATTTAAATCTAAATTACTTGCATATGGAGATTGAGTTTGTATGTTTGCCTCCACATATGTTTCTTGCATTAACAATGCTGGTTGACCTGTAGAATAATCGTGATAATCTTCTAACATAATTGAACCTGCACCTGTCAATACTTCTTGACCATACTCTAAAGTAAATTTGTGTTGTAATTGGTCTAATGTATATTTGTCCTCTGTCTGGTCTAGTAACTCTTGACCTGTATTAATCTTCTCGTTAGCATACTCCCAACGAGTAACTTTCAACTTATAAACAGGTAAGTTACCAAGTTGATAAAATGGCTCTTGGTCTTCTACAAATTGTATTTCAAAATATGCATTTAGTAAAGGTACAAAAACTACATCACCCTCATTTGGACGGCCTGTAGCTGTTAGTGTTGCCTTACTAGCGACATGGTCCTCAAATCTTCTTTTAGATAATACTAATGTAGTATCATCTCTGATTTCTAAACCAAACTTGTTGATAATTTCATTTTCGCCAGCAAATCCTTCAGTTGTTTCAAAGTACATCTCTAATAGATAAGAGTCATCAAATTTTGAAGATGTATCTTCTCCTAAAACCAAATCTCTATTAACAAGTGTACGAGGTAAATAATAGATATCCTGTCCAAAAATCTTTAGACTTTCTATAATTATATTTTCGTGTAACCTTTTCTCAGCGTCATTGCCAATACCTCGGCCGCCTTGGAAATAGTGATTTACTGCCATGATTTTCTATCCAATCATCATTGCTGGATTTAATTCAAAGGTACTTCTAATCTCAGTTTCTAACTTTTCTATATCTTGTAGTGCCTCTGAATAAATTTGTCTTCCATTTAATGTAACTCCACCAATCATTGCTACGCCATCAAATTTAGATAAGTTGGCGCCCCATTGTTTTTTAAATAATGCTGTGACATATCTTTTTAAAAATATATCATTAAACACATCTGTATGTGTTGTAGGGTCCATTTTTCTATATGCTTCGATTACGATAAATTCACCGACTGCTAAATCATTTGTCCAATCCATGTCAATGTATAGTCTATTGTCATGTTGATTAAATCTTAATGGTTTTTCACCTACTAAGATATGGTCTAAAAAGTCTAAGTGTCGTAATACAACATCATAGTTAATAACACTTGTAGATGAAAAATCATACAAGTCATTTAATCTCATTTGGTATCTTACATCAAACAAATTCATATTAGACTTGTTTGAAAACGGAAATATATTGATTACTGATATCACACTTTCAGGTACAACGATAAAGTTATTACCCTCTTTCCATGTTGTAGTAACTGAATTCTTTGTTACCGATTCGGAAGAATCAGCAGTCATTCTGTCTTTATCAGCTTGTGTATATTGATATTTTAAGTATGCTCTTTGAACACCATCATAATGGTATTGTGCGAAATATTGTAATGCCTCATCCAGTCTATCTTCTAACTGGTCGTCATCTGCGTTTATCTCAATGACAGGCTTACCTAACGCTCTCAAAGCATATTGTTTTAAATTTTCTCTTGTTGCTGGTTCTGCCATAATAGTTTACCTTTTCTGGTATATTTATAAGAATAATTATATCTTCGGAAAGAGATTATCTTCACAAAACAACTTAATATCTTCTTGTGGAAGACCTAATTTCTCCATAACTCTTGGTGTATGGGGGTTTTGTTGTTGATGTTCACAATAATAATTCTGCGCTTTTATGACATCTTCTTTATTGGCTTCGTTATGATGTACTCTAATTTTGTCAATATAGTTACGCAAATTGGACACGGCCATGGTACAAATTTTATTTAACTCATCTTCCTCTGTCACATTGCCAGCGGCTATCATTCCAGCACTAAAAATTGCCTTTGCCCAATCTGGTAACTCTCTCTCTTTACTAGGTGTAAACCATTTATTCTCTTCTATAAACCATTCTGTCAATGGGTGATGTTTTTGTAACAATGGACTAAAGTCGTGAAAAGCACCAGTAACTTTATTTTTACCTGCAATTATATCAAAACCGTATATTGGTCCACCGT